GGACTGTCCAAGCAGCAATTGTGGTACGCATTACTTCCAGCGCATCAGCAATCAGAATAAGTCCGCCACTTCCCAAACTACCCCCACCAGCTTGCGGAGAACCTATACTGAATGGTTCAGCATCTGCAGAAACGTCCATGTAGGCAGGAAGTGTCCCACCCAGTTGCTCAATAATGATCATTAGAGCGTTGATCAACGATGGTCCAGGTCCATAGGGGTCACTTTGGCTGTTTCCCATGCCTTTACTGCCAGTTAATTGGTCCAAACTAGCATCCACAGTAGACCAGTCAATCGTGAAAGTATCACCGACCGCAGGAGCAGCAGGAAGAGCCTCCATAAACCAGGCGTGATTAACAGTGTTGCTGTTTATCACTCGGGTCAGGCCAGCAAGAGCTGTTGTTACATTACCAGCGAAGGTAATGGTAGCCCCTATTAGGCTGTTCACCGTAGTAATTGCTGCATTGTCAATTACTGAATTGACAGAGCCAGCCTTAATATTGGCACAATGAGCATTGTACTTAGTCCTTAGCTCATTAGCCAACACAATCACCGATGCCAGATCAGAAGCATCTGGAGACCTGATTATGTTAGTCAGCTCTGGACCATAGTGACCCGTGGCTCCGTTCAGTGCCAAGTGAATATTGAACTGCTCTTTGATAAGATTAGCCAAAGTGATTGAAGTTCCCAGAGTAGTAGCTGCTACTGCACCAGAAAGATCAGAAGTGACATCAGCACCAATATGCTCATTAGAACCAACAATGAGAAAATGTGCAGACATCCCACCACCTGATTCTCCAGTACCGTCATCCAATGCATTGAGCAAAGTGTTCGCTTCGGCCTGGTCTGTACAAAGTGGTGCCACTGAAATATTGTTAGTTGCGTCCGCAGCAGTGTGAACACCAACTCCTGTCAACGTCCCTGAATTACAGAGATCGGTGAATAGCCTGACGATGTCAGCTACCCTATTGCCCCTCACATAAGGAGCAGCAGAAAAAGAGTCGGTAAATGTCGCACCGTCCTCTACAGGACGCATTGTCACCTGCAACGCATCTAATTGAGCGTCAAGCAGGGCTGGGATTGAAATAGCCATTTTAGACCTCCACTAAGCCGACGATTGCGGCAGTTGCAAGAAAATTTCTGTTAACTGGAAGTTGATTCCCACTGCTGGGAAGCATTCCAACTTGATCCTGGCAATATCACCAGAAATTGACACCCGAATATTATGGAACGCATAGACTGGATTTCCGTCGTTGTCTTCGCTATCCACAATAATGTTTTCACCACGCAGCAACTCCAGATAAGAAGCAATAGACTCCTTGATGCTTGAAGCTGTAGCAGGTCGGGCTTTGCGTCCAGTAAACCGATCTTCCAAGAATGTCCGCAAACCGAAGCTTACATAACGAACAATGTCACGCACAGATCCCTCAGCATAAGCCAAGTTATCATCCTGTACGTATGTCGTCAGGTCACGTACCCATCGAGTACCCTTCCCTCGGATCGTTTCTGCAAACAAGATACCATTCTGGATGAACAGATTAGCATCCGTCTTTTCTCCGGGATCCCAGCTGCTGTCTTGACTCATCCCTGTGGTACGGAAGTACTTCCAGGTCAGAGGCTCGCCAACTTCTGAAACTCCACTACGCATACCAGCAGCAATAACTGCAGATACCCACTCGTCGAACTCGGTTAGATTACCGCTCACATCCAACAGGGTGTGACGCTGACATGTGAGAGCTACATCGGTATTGTTCAGTGAGTTAGCCTTCGAAACGATGGCATTCTTGTTGCCCTTCATTCCAATGTACCCACCACACTCATTCTTTGCTGCTCCCGAGCCGAGGCTTACGTGAACCGCTAATTGAGCTGCAACCGAAGCAAATGTAGCAGTTGATCCATACCCTTGATTCGCCAAATCTTCAGAGATCAGCGGAACCACATGGTTACATCTTACCTGAAGGAGCTTGTCAAAAGCTGCTTGCCAATTGCTGTTTGTACTAATCCCTCTCGTACCTCCTGAGAAGTATTTGAAGGTATCACCGGCAATTCCTACGCTACCGTCAGTGAACTCTGGACGACCACCACCAGCACCCGTTGAGGCACCTGCAGCTCTAACTGCTGTGATGAACGTATTTTTACCGTTGATGTCGTCAACGAACACCTGTAGATCGCGACGGAAGTGACCTTTCCAAACTACCGGAACATCGTAGGCAGCATTGGGAGGATCTTCAACAGCAGCTCTGTCATTCCTAATGTCAACTTCCGTAGCTCCGACATCGAAGTCAAAAGTCTTCATCAGAGTAGTTGCGCCATTGACCCCGTTTGGGACGTAGGCTCTGTAGTCACTGTAGCCGTTGATCTCATTTACAAACTCGGCCAATGTTTGATTGGCGTCGAAAGTGATATCTAGATCAGCGGCAGCTGCTGCACCATTTACAGCTATAGAAGTGGTGAAAGTTTTTGCTACACCATCTGTGCCTGCAATGGACGCAGTAGCTGCAGTTACGTACCGAAGTTCGTAGCTGTCGCCATACGGTCGACCGAGGCTTGGACCAGCAGGAACCGCTCCCGCAAGCCACGCTTCGTCCAAAGTAACTACTGGACCAGCAGCAGCAGTATTGCTTGCTATTGCTCTCATCGTTCCAGCAGCATCGCCACTAGTAACAACAAGAACCAACCCAGCAAGCTCGTTCAACGCGATGTCGAGATCTGCCTGAAGAGTAACAACGCTACCTAAACCGTCTGCACTGAAACCCGTGGTAGATTCGTAAATCATACCAGTTCTAACCTCATAATTTGTAGAGGTATCTGGAGTTCCTGTGAATGCAGCAGTAACAGTGATTTCGTCTGAAGTGTTGGACGCAATTTTGCGAAGGTTATCTACAGCCAAAACCCCTGCATCATCTGCATAAGCAAAGAAACCTTGCCAGTCATTGACTCCCCAGGTCTTGGTAGAATCAGTTATGGTAACGGTAGTTCCAGCAGTGGCCAGCCCAGAATCCTGCACAACAGCAGTTTTCTGACCGATGTACTCGATATCCAAGAACGATTTTCCACCGAGATCATCACTGATTTGGCTTTTCCCCTCAAAAGAAGTTGTCCATGCCTGACCAGATGAAGCTCCTGGTTCGTACTCTTGTTGGATACCATTTGCCGCTGCGGAATATTCTTTACTCCAAAGAGTTACTACTGGAGCAAGGAAAGTTACCGTAACGGTAGTTCCAGGAGCTGCATTGAATCCCGGAGACACTAGAGTAAGAGTGTCTGTAGTGTTTGACTCAATCTCTACATCCTCAACACCAGACCATGCACCAGCAGCATAAGTTCCGATTCGTGCAAGATTTCCTACATGTTCATCGACGGTAAAAGACGCGCCAGCAAACACAATTGATGTTTTCGTTGATCCGGCAACCGTGACCGCCTCTCCCACCTTATTGTACAGTGGAAGCGATGCGCGAACACCTTGGTTAACGCGAATGTTAAGAGTTCTGAATGCACCGGAGGGTACCCTCGGGTCATCAGAAGGATCGAACGCAATTTTGATAGCATTCGCGAGCGCATCACCTCTAAACGAGGATTTTGCGAGAGCTGGGTCATCAATCGTAATAATTTCCCCTGGCTCTTCTCCACCTTCTGCTTCTCCAATTAACCCTACAATACCGTTTGAACTCAATCCGATCTGGGCGAGAGCACTAGCATCTACTTTTGTAATTCCACCCGGACGGAACTGAGTTATTCCGTTAAATGTTACAGAGCGCGACATTTAGGCCCTCCTTAATATTTCTCGAATAGCATGTCCCATTGAGACATGGTTCTCCGACCAGATGTGTCAGCATATGCTCTCATCCCATCGGTCCAATGAGGCTTAAAGCCTCGTTTTACGCTATTAGCGCGAAACCAACGGTCAAAAGAAACCAAAGGCTCATCTCTACCTACACCTACTGGCTTTTTAGCCATAGGTTTAGGAATTGGTGGTGACGCGGATGTTACTACGCCACTTTCCTTAGCCTTTGTCTCTAGAGTATCGTCAGTTTTTGGCTTATCTTTTGCCATCTGATCCTCCTATGAGACGTTAAATGAGGTAGAAATCACTACCTCTTCAGGGTTTGAAGTTTTTAGATCACGGGCGGAAATGTTAATTATCAATTCACTTGCTACCGCCTCACTAATTTCTGTGAATACGTCAAATGGGTATTCAAAATCGAGCGTTAAGCTCCTACGAAACGCCTCAGTAGGGAAATACTCCTGCACTGGCGCTAGGTCACTACCCGACATAGTAACACCTCGAAGGAACCCCTGTCGGATGAGGAACCTGCGCGAAACAATCATTATTGCTTTCACTACATTGTATAAATAAATTGCCTCTTCTTGATTAGACCCGTTCACATCTAGCTGATACATTGCTTTATAGAACTCGCCCAAGCGTTCAATGTTGCTTCCAATTGGATACAACTGAGAAGGTTCCCCCGTAAGAGACTCACCTTGAGGAATACTCTCGATTCTAAATACTGTTGTGTCATCTGGGATAACATCCCAATTTTGATCGACTTCGATCTCTACTCTATTTTGGGTTTGTGAAGGTACTATACTAACAACTAGTCGTCTTTGGCCTGCGCCTGTACCTTCCATTAACACTAACAAGGCTACCTCTTCAAAAGGGTCAATCAATCTAGTGGTAGCCAACGGAGCCCAAATCATGTTCGTTTCGCCGCCCGTAGCAGTTGTAGGTTGCAGCAGCATCCTACTCCTATTATTAACTTGCCCCAACGAACCTGATCCAAGAGTTGTCTGATCTCCAGATATCTCATCCTCAAGAAAAGGTGTCCCACCCAACCTCCGTAAATCCTCCACACTCTGTTGTACTTGGCCAAGAAATGCTTGGCTTTCTGTTTCTGTTTTTAACAAAATCACAATTGACGGTAGCCCTAGACCATCTCGTGGATAGTTATAGGCTATGTCTATGGAATTGTCTCTGAAGAATCCCCGTATCGGTGTCAGCTCTTCCTGTGTCAAATTGCGGAAAAGCATATCCAACAGATGTGGCTTCTCTCTGAACGTGCGTAAACCACGTACCAAACAGTGTTGGATAATCAATTCGGGAAGAATACTCATATTGTTACCTTGTCAAAAACAGCCCTAAACACTTTAGGTGCTGTCTCTTCAATGTACTCGATAACCTCTTCTCTTAGGGGGCGATCTAATCCACCTTTACCTATCGGTTTAAATCCTGTATGCGTCCACATCCCAGAATTGTTAGCCGTCAATCTCCTGAACGAGTCTCCCTGATTACACTGTCCTGGTTGAGCTGGGCCTGATCCACGAGGGCGCATCGGTACGTCCATGAAAGGTTTCCTTGGCTTTTGGTATCTAGTATCCTTCGGACCTCGCGCTCCACCCCACTTGAACCCTTTCTTAACCCCGCATCCTGACCAATAGAAAGCCTTCCTGCCTGCAAGGGTAGTTCTCCAAGGCAACATTGGTCCATGCCCTGCTTCAAGAGCATTGACCAGCCAATCTTTCTCATCCAAGTAAATCTGTACAGTGAGAGGATCGACTACCTTGGTCAAAACAGCATCCTGATATCTACGTTTGGTGGTGTGTAGAACTCTGCCAGCAGCAGCTTTCCACTCATCCGCCGCAGCCGCCATCAAGTCTGAAAGAGCTATTTCCATCTCTCTCTCGATGTCGTCAGCGTAGGTATCGAGGTTGACATTTATAGTGACTTTCATCTCAATCATCAGCAATCACCCAATCCAGACAAGCGGTCACAAAAAAGTACTCGATCCAATATATTAACTGTAGGATCCTTGTTAACGTGAGCAACATGTCTCTTCCTGAGAGCGATCCTGCTCCCAAGATCTCTGTCCCTGTCTCTCCTTGCAAAAGGTGGAACAAACGCAATCCATTCTAGATATGCATAATACTTGATAACGTAGGGTTTACCAACTCCAGGGCTGTCTCCGGTCCACTTAATCACCCTACTACCATCAAGCTGAAAATTTCCTCCACACTCGTAAACTCTGCCTTCTAGATCTTCACAATGAACAGCACGACTCGCATGGTACCATAGTCTATCTTCGTTAGCTGCCACATTGGTTTTTCTGGCAGCATTATCATTCATATTTGCTGCCCCACGCACAATCACCTGACCGTCAGGTACTTCTTCCTCCCAAGTGAAGGTAACTCGATCTCCTGCTGAAACGCTGTACCCAGGCTTGACCGACATCGTCGCATCCCCTGGATAAGCCCACCCCTCTGAGTTCTGCATTTTTTGCTCGGAGATTCCTGACACCAAGGCTATAATCTTCCTTGGCCTTCTGAAGAGATAACCTTCACTCCCGCAGACATCGCAGTTGAACTGCTTGCGCCTACGAAGGACATTACCTCCGTGCTCAATCATCCCAGCGTCCATGTCCTCCATGTTACAAGGACATCTCATCCCCGTCTCATGGATTAACGTCTCACCACGATTATTGATCAACCCCTCCTGCCAGGGGAAGTTGAAATCGATACCGATTCCTTGGTCTCCTCTACTCATTAAGCCACCAACTTCCTTGCGTAAACAATACTCTCTAAGCGACTAGAAGATTTACGCCGCGATATCGTCCCTTAACCTGTTTGACCTCTTTATTGATGAATTTGGTGTAATCCTCAATAGTTGCACTGTAAATACCGTAGATTGCTGAAGCTGTATAGCTGACGGACTCCGATACTCCATCTCTGGATACAGATTGGCTTGAGAAACCGCCTCTGAAAGCATGTCCAGCCACTGTGAGCGCGTCTATAGAGGCTTTCTTCCCGATTAGCTCTAACAGGACAGGGTCAACCTGTCTGAGTCCTGCTGTGGCGTCAAAGTGCCAGAAGTTGGGTAACTCAATGCGTCCGCGCATACTCTCCACCCAAACCAGACCAATGAACTGGAATGCAACTTCTTGATTGAATGGTACCAGCTGAACAAAGCCACTCCTTTCAGCAATTTCGATCCAAGATGTGTCCACATTTACAATCCTGGTGGTTGCCAGCTGCCCGAACAGGTCATCTATTTTTAGTAAGCTCATATACGGAAATAATATATCAATCCAAGTTGCAGGCTGAACGGCATAGAACGTAATCGCAGGAACGATGAAGTCCCAATCCTCGACCACTCCAGCTGTCACAGGGTCCGTCATAATCCTGGTAGGCTCCAAAAACACTCCAGCAAGTTTATCATTCTCTAACCAGTCACAGGATTGATTTATCCACCTCCTGAGCATCTTATCGGATATCTGGTCTTTCTCTACCAGAAGCTCCTCTTGCTCGTTATGGTTAGGAAGTGCCGCAACACTTCTAACTTGAATTATCATGTACTCGTTCGCGCTACAGCCCCCACGCCTGAGAATGTATCGTCCTGGTTGGGAAATGACCTTCACTGGCCCACCCTTGCCCCAGGAGATATGTCTAATTCCGTGAGTTGTGTCGTACCGATAATTGAGTACGTCGAATCCTATCTTGTGTGATGCACTAACTTCAACAATTTCTACACCAGTGATCTCCTGTGGTTGCATTTTAACAGCACGCACGTCACTGGCATCGAGCTTGAGTCCAAACAAGTAGGTTTCTCTGATCATCAGAGCCGAAACTATACTAATTGGGAAATCAGAGGTTTGGCCTGAGATGTCAGTATTAGTTACTGAAGTCACCTTCAGGAAAAAATAACCACGACGGATTAGATTGATCTGATCAGCCCCCACTATGAGATTGAGATCAAGTATCTTCCCGAAGACATTCGGGTCATCTGAACCACTCAACGTTTCTGTTGAGCTGTAGACAACCACATCTCTAGATCTGCGTGCTTTGATCAGTTCGACAGTTACCTCTTCCCCACTCATGTCCCCGCCACCGGACACAGTGATAGTTGCGGTGATTATCGACCGACCTTGTTCAATCTCGAACTTACTGTATTCATCGAGATCTATTATTACGGTTATTCCTGTAGGTTCGGCCATATCAACCCCTCACTATGGCAACTCAAACAGTTTATCTGTTTGATTAGCCGGTACAGTTAGAGTACGCCGATAATTGATTATCGGAATCACAATATCCACCTCAGCTCCTTGCACTACCTCTAAAGCAAAGAATCCCGAAGAGTCCGTGACCACACTGATCATATCTGAGCCAATCCCTCCGATATTGGGGGAAGCGCCCATGACAACAGGAGCTGAAAGAACTCTTGCACTGACTCCTTCCCCTACCAAGGGATATCCTCTCAAGTTGACTAAGTTACCTGTCAGCAAATTTGTACTGAGAGCAATCGATCCAGGAGTGTACTGTGATGACGATTGGATAAACGCCTGCCCGATGAACTGCTTGAGAGCAGGTATCGGAAGTCCTCCGTTACTGTTTACCGTGTAGATAAACGATCCCGTAGTATCGAGTTCTGCTGCTGAGAACAGAATCTCATACACACCGTTTCCGTTCTCTCTAAAATCAGCTTCTAAGAGAGTCTTCACCCCAAACGTGGCTTGGACCGATTTCTTGTAGGCAACATCTACTTGAGTATACACAATGCCTGTCCTGGGTGCCCCATTGCCAGCATTTGCGGCGACGAACGGCAACCAAGTTGGTGTACTTTGTAAAACTGAAATACAAGCCATTGTCTTCTCCTAAAAGATCACAGGGGTCTTATCAATGACCTCATCCAAAGCTCCACCCGTTCTCAATTGACCAACTTGGGGCATGTTAACGGATTCAGCCATAACGTTGTCCTCGACCGCTGTAAAAAAATACACATCATCTGCTACAGGACTTACAATAGAAGATGTATTGAAGCCTCTACTATGCCCTTTAGCTGGTTGATTCAGTCGGTACTCCCCAGGACTATAGTCCTTAGATACCTCTTCCATGTCTACTAGTAGTTCGATGACCGAAGCTGGGTATTTGAAACTGTTGTCGTCCCAATCCAAGTACTTTCCATCGCTCCTACGGCGAACCTTTACTTTAATGTTCGCGTTGTCAGTCAACGGAACTCCAGTGGAATCAAGAACAAGAACCACAATAGGTTCCGTATCCCCTGTTTGAATCCACATTACTAGTGTCTCCTCCTATTTTTATTCTTTGGTTCCTCAAAAACTCCAGAGTCAGGTTCAGTTAACACAGATAAGTTTTTCTGTGATCTACGATTCATATTATTGATCTCTTCTCTAAGATCATACATAACCTTTATTGATTTCCTATCTGCATTTTTTACCACATCCTCTACGCTTACAATAAATCTGGCGAATTTAATTCCACCAATAATAACTATTCCTACAAGCGTAAAAACTGCAATCAAAAAAGCTATGTTTTCCTTAGCTTTTACTACCCATTTTTGACGAGATGTATCTTCCTCATTGCCAATAGGTATTGATATTACCTGAGAATTATCTCTTCCGCTAAGCATATCTGAAGTAATTACTGGATTATCCTGTCTGGTCTGCTTTCGGTTAATCAGATCTTTCACAGTACCTATCTGATCAGTTATCATTTTAATTCTCTGTGTACATTCTCCTTGTTTAACTGTAGACGAAGTTAAATAAACTAGCTTCATATTGGCATCATCAACCTTATCAATAACGGTGCTTACTTTCTCACCGATATTCTTTATATCTGCTCTCATGAAACCTATTTTTTCATGAAGCTTGGTGTCGTCATCAATTGCCAATAGAAGTTCCTTTCGATTTAACCTATGCTCTATAAACAGATTTTTTCGTCCTTTTTAACTCGCATAAAATGTTAATTCCTCACTTGTGGCCAAAAAATTCTTCCAAATACGTAACTCTTAAAACAGCCCACAAAGTCAATTCAGAAACTGTGTCTGCTCTCTACGGGTTATTAGCAACTACAACATCCCAACCAATCAAGATCAACAATGTCACAGCAATGACTAGCACCTCAATCGGTTCCGTAGCTCCAGTTTGTATCCGAACTGTTGGCACACCCTTCGCTCCCCTTATTAGCCACCCTTACTTTACTACAGGAAGTGGGTAAGTTTACAGTTTCGATGCAAACACCCCGGCAACCGCATCAGCAATAGCTTGCCAGTGCTCTGATCTAGCTTCGTAACTTTGCTCGATCTGAACCCCATCTCCGCCGCAAAGCCAATTGACCAGGTTACCTTCAGCCTGGCCGCCATAAGAACCGCTTGCCCACAGCACCACATCGATTCCTGAACCGTCGAGTGCGTCTTCGATAGCCTCTTTGATCTCCGTCTTTAGTGCGGTCGATGCCAACCCACCGATGATAATACCGTCTTCAGACATTCCGTGGAATGCTACGCAATAATCGAAGCCCTTATCCGCGATGCTGGCTAGCTTTGGAAAGGACCGCTTGTCTAGTTCGTCACTCGTGATATGCCAACGATCAAATGCGCCCCCTCCACTCTTAAAACCTTTACAGCGCCAGCAATCCACATCTTTGTCTGCGTCGTTCAACTGACTAAACACACGCTCTGCTTGCTCGGCGGTAAAGGATTCAATATTTCCACCGTGGGGAGCAATGGCACACAGCCGCGCATCAGAGCTGCTGCTTTCCCGCTCGTCGAGCTGCTCAATGAACTCGCTGTTTGCTTCAGCTTCGGCCTCGTCATAGGTAGGATGAACCACCTGTGAATCCACATCAACCAGAATCGGAGTGCTAGTCTGGGCTAACCTAGCTCGCCCGGAATAACCCATACGGGCATTAGACGAGTAAACCTCTTCCATCTCTTCGTAGAAGGTATACAGAGCCATATCAGCAGAACTGTCCCTGGATACACGGACCTGCATTCCAACAGACACCCCAATCGTCGACATCTTGTCTGGGTCCGCGCTTAGTCTTTCTCCAGAATCGATCAAATCTTGTTGGGAGGACTTTGCTTTCTGGACTTTTCCATCGGTGTACTTAGACATTTTTATCTCCTTGATTTACTGACCAGCTTGGCCAGCTAACAAATGGCCCCAATAGCAAAACTCAATATTATGTACGTAGATATCTTGTGTTAGATCATCGTCTACGTGATCGTTATCTCTGTTAATTTGAAATGCCATATACCCCTTGGACATATCAACGTTTTCTTCAGGAATCACCAACTCTATTTCAAATAGCTCGTCGTAAGTTTGCCCAGCATGGTCAATCGTGCTTCCGATTATAGCCAGCGTTCCAAGTGATTCTCCCAACGAAGCAAACTTGTACTCGATCTCCCACCTAGATTTTTGAGAAGCACCAACGGAAGTTGAAATAGAACAGGCAAGCCGAATCGTAAAGGATCCGCTCTCATAATTTTGTGGGGTGCGCCTGACTATCCGTA